GAAAGATGCCGAATTTTTCAAGCGCCGCTACTTGTTTATCAGAAGGTGGTGCCATCTCCCATCCAAATGAAGGTGCATAGTTCATCAGGTCCTCGGATTGGATAGACATCTCGAATTGCAATGGATCCACTAGCTTGCGCTTACGCTTCTTCATCTCAGCCAATTTCTCAGCAAGTGAATTCTCACGATCCTGAACGACTTCACTCTCTGCAACTTCTGCAATTTCTTCTAAATCAAATAACGCTGGCTGTTCTTCTTCGTCAAGTTCTGCCATTTTTTCGGTCATCTTAGCAGCTATCTCTTCATCTTTAGCAATCAGATTGGCTGGATGGACTAGCTCGTGACGTTCTATATGCCAAAGGAAGTCAAGGATAAGACAATCCTCTTTTCCTTTAGCAAGTCGTAATCCTCGTCCAATACACTGCACGTAGAGCGGTCGTGATTTAGTAGGTCGTAGCATTATCACACAGTCTACTTCTGGCGAATCCCAACCCTCGGTTAGGAGCATTGAGTTACATAGTACGTTGTACTTTCCTGCATCAAAGTCTGCTAATATTTCAGCACGATCTTTTGACTCTCCGTTGACCTCAGCTGCTTTAAAACCTTTTTCGTTCAGAATATCACGGAATTTCTTAGACGTTGCGACTAGTGGTAAGAAAATGACAGTCTTACGATTACTACAATACTTAACCATTTCGTCAGCTATCTGATAAAGATACGGATCAAGTGCGCTACTGACATCACTTGCCTTAAAATCTCCTGCTGACATCGAGACGCCTGATAAGTCAATTTTCAAAGGGATTGTCAATGCCTTCATTGGTGATAAGTAACCGTTTTTGATTGCATCAGGTAGAGAATACTCATAGGCCAATGAGTCAAAATACTGCCCTAGATTTTTCTTATCTGTCCTATCTGCGGTAGCTGTAACACCTAAGACTTTAGCGCTACTAAAGTAGTCAAGTACTGATTGATAGCTACTGGCCATGATGTGATGGGCCTCATCAACTATGATTGTGTCGTAGTGATCAGGTTTAAAACGCTTCAAACGTTTCTCACGCATGAGAGTCTGCACGCTCCCGACTGTGACACGGAAAAAGGAATTTTCTGCGGTATCGTCTGCTTTCTCTACTGCCGTTTTCAATCCTGTTACCTTGAAAAGTTTGTCTGCTGCTTGATCAAGCAATTCGCCACGATGTGCCATAATTAGCACACGTTCGCCTTTGCTAACAAGTGTCTTGGTTAGATCTGAAAATGTAACGGTCTTACCTAGGCCAGTTGGCAACACGAGTAGCGTTTTTCGATTACCATTTTCCCATTCTTCCTGAATGTGTTCATTTGCCTCAATCTGATAAGGACGTAGCTCCATCTTCTACCTCCTCTAGTTCTAAAGACATTTGTGGATCAGCTTCTTTTTCTAATTCATAAGCCTTTGCTTCAGCAGCATTATAGTCTTCATCAAAATCAAACTTGACTGTGACCATGTAATCTTTTTCTTTGTATGAAAAATCCTGACCAATACTTACAAGCCATTTTGAAAATTCCTTGACAGCTTCAGATGATTGAAACTTAAATTTTCCAGTAAGATTTTTTTCAGCTAACATTCTTACCCTCCGAAGTTATAGCCACCAGTTGGCGGTGTTTGTGGTTGTTGAGGAGTTGCACCAGGGAAAGGCGTAACTGGTGGTTGTTTATTTGCCTGCGGTGGGGTTGGTGGCACTGGTTGTTGATAATTTTGTTGAGGTGCTTGATATGCTGGGGACGCTGCTTGTTGTGTAGGTTCGTTGAAAGTCTTCACACGATTGTTCTTGCCAGGATTACCATCCCTATCTGTATAGTTGTTAATTTCAAGCTCAGCTATTCCTTTGGCACCCAATACTGCTTGCCAATTTGGACGGAGTGGTTCCCCTTTTTTCTTTTGACCAATTGAAATAAAGAACTGAGAGATTCTCCATTCTCCCTTGCCATACAGATACAAGTTTTCCTTAACTGTTGACTTTTCACCTGTAGAAGCATTAATGAATTCCAATGATAAAATAGCCATATTAGTTCCCGTAGGTACTTTTGCTTGATAATTAGGTTTTGGCTGATAAGTACTGCGTTCAAAATTCACAACTGTGAAAGGATAATTACCTGCATCAAACAATGCAAAAGGTGTTCCCTCATTTGAAATTTCATCATCCCAACCAAATGTTTGCATATCTTCCATTTTTCTATTCTCCTTTTTCTAAAAGCCTCTTTTGGCTGTAATTTGGGCAAAGATGTTCGCCCATTGTGCAACAAGTCCACCTTGTACTAAATCAGATGGATAATCTTTGACTGATACCTCTGCAGGCATAAACCCTTTTTCAACGACAACTGCCTTGACTTCATCTTCTGTCACGCCATTTGCGGTCATAAGTTGCGCAAGTTGTGGATCAATACCTGGATCAATCACAATTGGATCACGTCCAAAGTTCGGTGCAGGTTGTTCAGGTTGTGCAGCTGCTACAGGTTGTGTAGTGTTAGCTTGATTTATCGGTATTAATTCTGTTTGCTCTGGTTCAATCGGTGGTTGAACTGGTTGAACTGTCGGTGATGTATTGAAAATATGTGCAATAGATGCATAGTCAAATGGTAACTTGTCCGCCAGTCCATGACGATTTTTAGCATCCCACCCTGGATAATGTGTCGCATACATAACCCTATGACCACCAGTTGCCTTTTTGGATTTGGTTTTTTCGTCAGTCAGAACTGTCATTTCATAGTTAGCGAATAGCACCATGTCAGCCCATTCCTTAACGATAGCCCCAGTTTTATCTTCCATCTTGAGTTGATACCGATCAAATGCTCCCATCTGATCAGGCTCTTCTTTCTTTTTTAGTTTTGCATGGGCAGTAAGCACTACATTAATGCCAAGCTCTACTAAGTCAGATAATTTGTTGATAAGTAATCCAAACTCTTTTTCTAAGGCGACGTATTTAGCACCGTAATCATTATTACTATCAGTCCATTTACCAAGAACTGCTAAGTGCTCTTTACAAATTCGTTCAGCCCAGTCTGCACTATCAATAATAAGTGTGCTACAAATTCTACTTTGCTTAACGTAGTTCACTTCATCTAATAACATTTGCCAGCTATTCGGATTATCAAGACGTTGGACGTTCATGTTTGATGTAGACCCTTCCGTGTCGATAAAGACAGGGTTAGGGAACTGTGATGCAAACGTTGACTTACCAATCCCCTCCACACCATACAGCACAACTTTTTGAGCGGTAGCTGTTGGACCGCTTGTGATATTAAAACTCATTTAATTTCTCCTTTAAAATTGATACTTAGGTGCTTCTACTGCTACTTGAGGCACTTCTTCACTATAGCCATCTGTGATAATAATAGAACACTCATCACCAGTAGAGACACGAGTGGCGATAATCTGTAGCTGTTCAGTCTCAGCCCATTGGCCAAACTCCGTCAATGTTTCAAGGTCGAATTGTTCTAACTTATCCACAAGAATGAAACCACATTCAGGGTTAAGCTTACGGACAATAGCCGTTGATACCTTCAACTGTTCAGCGCCTGACATATTGTCCCACTTCTGGCCGTTGTAAAGAAGTTCACCTTCAGCAACTGATAGCCCAGGCAATGGTAAGTCAGCATTATCAAGCAGCTTAGTTTTTTCAAGCCTGATACCCTCAATCTCAGATGTCAGTCCATCATACTGGTCTTTGTAATTTTGAGCATCTTCATTAGCTTTATCCTTATCAAGGTTGGCTCTAACTTTCAAATTAATCTGTTCAACTTGCGCAATATTTTGCTCAAGCTGAACAGTTGATTCATCATGTAGATCAAGCGTAGACTTTTCAGCTATCTCAAGCTTAGCTTCAATGTCAGCACGTTCAGCGATTAGTCTATCAATCTCACTATCAAGATTATCTTTTAACTGCGCTAACTGGTCACGTTGTGATCTCAGACGAGCATTTTCACCATTCTTGGCCAAGATTGACTGCTGTTGTGTGATAAGCTCAGACACACTCACAAGGTCTTTAGGTGCATCAGGATAATAGACCTGTTCGGCAGCAAACTTTTTCTTTTGATCAGCGATTTGACCAATCGCAGTTCGCTGGTTGTATTTTTCATTTTCCTGTTGTTCAAGTGAGGCCAACTGTTCACCGACTCCGATGATTTGAAGTAAAGTCTTAGCCTTTTCTGAGTTATTAGCTTCAATGAATTTAGGCAAGTTTATTGAAAACTCTTCAACGAAGCTATTCAAAAGCTGTTGACCTGCTTTGTTCCCGCTTGGGTCAATTACCTTCAGATCACTATTCTTGCCGTCACGACGTATCTCTAGGCCATTGTCAAGGACAATATGCAGATTAGGTGGCAATACGCTGCCCTCACGGTGCGCTTGGCTAGGTTTATATTTGTTTCCACCTAATGCCCAAGCAATTGAGTCCAAGATTGATGTCTTGCCTTGACCATTGCGACCTCCGATTATCGTCAAGCCGTTAGCTGTCGGTTCGAGTTTGACAGCTTTTACACGCTTGACATTTTCTATTTCTAGTTTGTTAATTTTTACCATGTTTTTTCTCCCAATCATCTTTAAATTTGTCACTTTCAATTAGCGCTACAATGTTTTGCCATAATTCATCAACTGTTAGAGATTTTTGAATGAATTCATCAGCTTGATAGTCAAGCATGCCAAAATCAAGCTGTATCTGTTTTGAAAGCGAAAAGCTGTCACAAGGATTATTGTTACGACTAACAGCTTTGAGTAATAGTTCCTTACTCCACTGTCCGCTCCAGTACTTAGCGGTGTATATCATCTCTCAATACCCCCAAACCTGTGTAGCGGTCTCAAACATCTCGTACCGTGCCAATTTAGCTTTAAGTTGTGCATTTTCAGCTTCAAGTTGACCACAGTACAAGTCTAAATCTCTGAAAGCTAGTCGCATTTGCTTAGCCTCAACTTGTAGCCGTTTGATCTCACGGCTCTGACCTTCGTTGTTTGCCAACAACAAAGCGTGTTGGCTTACTTCAAATTGTGTCATTTGATCCCTTTCTAGTAATCAACCCAGAACATATTTTTTTCTGCTTCAGCACTCATCCATGCGCTATAAATTTTCCGGTTGATATAAACTTCTTGGCGATTGACTTTAGCATATCCATTCTTAAATTCAGAATCTCCAGCGGTCATGGCTTTCATTCTAGTTTGATAGGCTGTTTCACCAAGGTCAAATTCTTCTTTGAATTTCTTTTTAGATATCCAATTTCCATCAGATAAATCAAGAGCCATATAATCCCCCTTTCTGTGGTATAATTGACTTGTAAATAATTTTTACTGAGCGCTTTCCAGAGCGCTTTTTTTGTTACCTGAATTCATCTAAGCTGATATCAAGTGCATCAGCTATCTTGACC